GTTCACCTAGAGAAGTAACCTTGTACTCCAGGACGAGAGGCATCTCCTCTCCGTGGTGGAGAAGTTTCATATTGGAACACATTGAAGTAGCCTTGGTGAACAAATTGAGATACTTCAAAGAAAAAGTATCTTTCATAGACTCGAACTTGGTGGTGTCCGAATCTATATCATATTCGGTATACTGCTCGGCAAAGTCTCCTGTGCACCTGAACCCAACCTTTTTGTAGGAACGCTCGATTGTCAGTTCAGAACCAATGTGGGAAATATCCCTGCACAACCTCTGAAAGTCCACGGTCTGAAATGTCGTGATGCTGATCACGGGGAGGTTGGGGGCATCGAACATTTCGTCATTGATATCCAGAAGGCGTAAATTGAAGTGACTCCGACTCTTCTTTCCACTGTTCTCGATGGAAATGTTGAGCACATGGTCTTCCTCAATTTTCATCACCAGCACGTCGTTGGTCGTGACCGACTTCAAAACTCTGAAAACATTAGTTGTGTTGATTCCTACGATAATCTCATTTTCGCACGAATACTCCTCAAATTGACTGGAATCCAAAAAGAGTTCCACCATGGCGGTGCGAGCATTGTCCAGGGTCAACATGTGAATTCCCTTTTTGCTAAAAGATACATTAACATCGTTGAGGATGTCCTTCAAGACCTCAAAGATGTTTTTAAATGCGGATGCTTGAATCGTCTTCAAGAACATTTACTAGATTGAGTGCGCGTTTTCTTTAAGTAGTCACGATCATAAAGGTCTTTGAGAAATTGTTTGAATCCTTCTTCTCCACGATCGGCAATAAACTCCTTCCATGACGAGTAACCTTGTTTGTAAGAATAGACATTACCGAGTGACCTTGGAACTTCATCTGGTCTTTTGATCATTTGTTCAGTTGGTGGTTTTCTTGTTTATCTTGGCTTCCAACTCGGGGGTCATCATGGGTGCCAATGGAGCGCCATAAGATTCCAAATCAAAAAGACCAGGTGCCGAATTGGGGTTGCCATCAAAGGAAGCGAATGACGAGTGATCGAAGGATTCCACTTCACTGGGCATCATTGAAAGAACCCACTGCTTGACTTCCGGTCCCATCAAAGGTCTTCCGTCTTTGGTGATAAGCGCAGGGACGTGTGTCAGCGCCTTGCGATAATCTTCCGGAATGGGTTCTTCGTGAATATTTTGATACTTAATCTGATCCTTGATGGGGCACTGGTCCAAGAGTTTGAATATCTCGTGGCAGTGTTGACACCTAGGACTGTACAACATGATAGCAAACATGCTTCCTTACAAACATTGATGAATTTATCAGGGGATATAATTTCGCACCATTATATAAGATGCGTATGCAGACTATATTTTTCATCGCGCTGGCGGTCGCGATCGTGTTGTATGTCGTGAAGAACCGCGAGGGGCTCAGGTGGGATCGCGGGTTTGCCGGGTTCCGCCCCGCCGTGTCAGGCGTGATCACCGAGGGTAATCTCGAAATCATGGGAAACCCAGTGGAGGACGTGGCGATCAAGGCACTGATGATCAAGAAGATTTTGGATGCCACGGTGCAGGAGATTTACAACAAGAATGGACTCAAGATGTTCCCAATCGAGACCGTGTTCATCCAGGTGTTTGATTCCCCTGATAAGATTAAGGAACTCAAACAGAAGCGCCCGGACGTCTACGATGCCTATGTCAAGTTCCTTCAGGCTCGTGACAAGGATGCCGTGCTCACCAGGGGCGGGGATGGAACCGCACAGGAAGAGTTGGCACGCGCTTCCCTCATAAGTTACCTCGATACGCTCAAGCGCGACCAGGACTACACCACGGTTCCGGACAATGTCCCAGCGACCTACCGCTGTCGCTTTCTGCTCCTCGAGACCGAGCGCTTCTACGGCACCGAGGTGGACGTGATCGCCATCGGGGACGAGACCGGAATCAAGATCCAGGGAATCACCAGCCAGCCACTGAAGGACGGTGAGCCCATCAAGGCCTTCAAGGATACACTCAAGGCGGGTGAATGGATGCCCTACGACACCATTGCCAACGCCAATGTGCCCAACAAGAGCGCCCTGGCACTCGTCGATAAGGCGATCAAGGCCAAGTGGGGCGACGGCGACGATCAGAGATACCTCGACACCATTGATCAAATAGTGGCTGCAGATTATGATGAAAATTATGGTTTAGAAGAAAGCATGAAGCAATTCGAAAACCCGGATACGCCTTATTTGCGATAGGAAAAACTTTAGAATTAGTAGACAATGCCTCTGAGAGTGGACGAGGTACAACAGATCGACCACAGAAAGCGAGAGCTAAAAAAGAAACTCTATACGGAGCTATACGAACGCGCCAGCACCAAGGTGAGGCAAGTCGCCGATTTGGGACTGCACGAGACCTGGGTGCAGGTGCCTTCGTTCCTTATAGGATTTCCATCATTCGACCTGGACAAGGCAGCCCAGTACGTCGAGCGCCAGTTCATCAACGGCGGGTTCTTCACCCAGCTGTATGAAAATGGACAATTGTTTGTTTCGTGGTATCCCAAGACTTCCAAAAAGAAAGCCGGGTCCAGGTCCAGGTCCGAGCCCAAGGAACCGGAGAACGAGTTTGCATCCCTGGCGAACCTCAAAAAAGCCGCGGACAAATATCGCTGAATTAAATACGTTTTATCAGTAACTATGGACAATAACCTTAATGTTCTTGTGGAAGCCAAGAAGGAACTTTTGAATCAACTTTCGTCCACCATTCTCCCGAGTGCACTGGACTGTATGGATTCGCTCTATGCAGAATCCAAGGTGGAGACCCAGGGACGCAACACGCTCAAGGCGTTTCAGGAGAAACTCGCCAAGATCCCTCAGTGGAACAACTATCAGATCGATAATGAGGTGGGCAAGTGTGTGGACAGGTGTGGTGGATGTCTGGACGAGATGACGGCGGCGTGCTTCGTGGCTACAGTCAAGATCATTTCGTCGGTCAGGCTCTCCAAGGATTCCCGCAAGGTGTCGCTCAAGATTCCCACCAATGACGTGTTTGTGTTGGGCGTCTACACCAATGTTGCCAAGCGAATCTATGAGGACCCCTACATCTACCAGGAGGTGGTCAGCAGGAACGACCGCCGCAAGGATCTGCTCAAGCGAATGGACGGCGTCGTCGAGGAGACGGTCAAGGAGATGCTTCCGATCAACCAGATCCTGAAGACCTACCTGAACAAGAATGCCGTGGACGTGATGAATGGCGAACCCGCGGAGCCCGAGCCGGAGCCGGAGATGGAGCCCGAGTCGGACATGTTTCCCGGCGGCGGCGAGTTGCCGGTAGAGGACGATCCCGAAATGCCAGAAGAACCCATGGAGCCCATGGAACCCGCAGAGCCCGAGGAGCCTTCGTTTCCGATGTCAGAGGAACCCATGGATGCGCCTCAGGAAGAGACCAAGAGTTTTACGTTCAACGACAAGATCGCGAAGAGGGCTCCCATGCCACCTATGGAAGAGGAAGAGGACTTTTCCATCAATCCCAGTGCGAGACGTTAAACATACTAAAATCTGCTTTATTTAATAATGATCAGTGATTCGCTTAAAAATCCTTTGGTTGCGGCGTTGGTCGGTGCAGTCGTCACGATGGCTTATATCCAGTTGGTGGCACGTCTCAATCGCGAGGCGCCTCCCAGGAATGCCGACATGATTAAGCCGGCGATTCTGAATGCCATCTTGGTGGGCACGATCGTCTATCTCGGAATCTCTCAGCGCGAGGAGATCTACGAGACTCCCTTCCCGGAAGTTAGTCGCGGTATGTAGTTAAAGATTTTAGTCTAATTAAATAATACTATGGCCAGCGTAGATACATTCAATGAGCTTCTTTTGCAGTTTGTGGATGAGCTGGCTCACACGTTCCCAGAGAACACCATTGTGAAGACCTACAGGAATACGGTCAGCATGCTGATCAAGAAGGATCCTGGTGTCTGCCTGGAAACGTTTATGAAGAATGTGAAACCCCACGAGGATCTGATTCGCAATCAAGACGAGCGCATCTTCGAGGAGCTTTCGCGAAGTTACGGAATTCTCAAGACGCTCGACCTCGAGTCCATGTGGAAGTCTGAACTTTCGGACAACAGCCGGTCGGCAATCTGGCAATACGTCCAGGGTCTCTACGTCCTAGGAAACAATGTTGGCGAGGAGGAGATTCAGGCGTCTCGCCAAACCAATATGGACTTTTCACCGGAGAAGATCAATCAAATGTTCGCACCCCAGGGACCAGATGGGCAGGATAATCCATTGGCAGGTCTGCTCGGAAACCTGATGAAACCCGAAATTATGCAGGAAATGACGTCCAAGGTTGAACAGGAGTTCGGTGACGGTCAGGGTGGGTTGGACGAGACCAAGATCATGAGCGCTCTCGGACCGCTGATGGGCAACCTTACCAAGATTCTTCAGCAGCCACCGCAGTGAAAAAATTAACTAGTCAATAAATAAGAATGGAACAACCGTGGTTTAGAAATCCATCGCACTTGTTTGCCAAGAACAAGGTGCTGATCTTTTGGCCTTTGGCTAAGCAGACACCCGTGGAGAGGCTCAACGCCGCCACGCGGTTCATCCTCTACACCATGGCGATCCTTTATGTGATTAACCGTGACATCAGGGTCATTTACCTGGGTCTCACAGTTATTATGGTGATGGCATCGATGTTCTTGGCGGGTGGCATCAAGGAAGCCATGAGACCCGCTTCATTCGAGAATGAGGGCGCACGCTTCAACGCAACTACCCCAGGACAGGCATGCGAACAGCCTACCAAGGAAAATCCGATGGCCAACGTGCTTCTCTCGGACTACACCGACAACCCGAAGCGCCCGGCGGCGTGCTACTACCCTACCGTCAAGGACAAGGTTAAGAAGTTCCTGAACGAAGGCACGCCCACGGATCAGGCGGATGTCTACTCGAGCCGCAATCAGTCGTTCCGTGCCTTTTACAGCATGCCGTCTACGACCATCCCCAACGATCAGAGTGCCTTCCTTCGCTCCGCCTACGCCCCGTTGGTGAACAAGGTCTGCAGGGACAACGGTGACGCGTGCTACCCCAACGACGCTTCCATGTTTGGTCAGTCCAGGATGCCCGAACTTCAGCAGCTCAGAGGCACTTTCGGCGGCAGCACTTAAAATCTCCGGTGATAGTAATATGGCTTATCAGCTCAACACATCAAAGGTCCTTTTGGATGCCGAGAGTCTGCCAGTGGATTGCGCCTACGATCACGTGATCGCGCCTCCGGTGGTCAGCAACCTCAACTACGCCGGCTCGGGTCGCGCCTCGACGCCCATCTACGGAACTGCTCCCTATATGGCGGGCAAGGGTGCTCCTGGCAACCTGATCCTGGTCGAGGACATGCTCCGCCCTCAGTCCACCACCTTCTTCAAGAAGGGCTATGCGGGTCGGGCTTTTGACTTTCCCTCCAAGGACATGTCGTGCTCGGTGCCGCTCCGGACCCGGTCGTGGGATCCCACGAGCAGCCGGGCAGATGTTCAGAACGTTCTTTTTGAGCGTAGATACAAGTGATTTTTAAAATCTGCTCTAGTTTTAATATGGACCCATTGAGTCTTGTGGCCTTGTTAGGGATTGCTGTGGCAGGTCGTCAAATTGCCAGCAGTGACCGCAAAGAAGGTTTTACTCCAGCACCCGTTCCGAACCGAGAGACGCAGCAGTTGCCGTTTTTTGGTAACAATGTGAATACTCCAACCCAGGAATTGACAGCCGTGACGGATCTGTTCACGGGAACTTACAACCCCAATAACCCACAGGGCGGTATCATCAACCCCAAGAAGGAGGTCGTGGCGACCCTTCAGGATACGGCACCTAATGTTCAGTTCCCCTTCGGTCAGCCCGTCTATAACCTTTACGATCGCCAGAATGTCTCCAGTCGCATGAACAATCTGTCGTCCGCCGAGCGTAGGTTCGTCGGTCCTGGTCTTGGTGTGCCGGCTAACGTTCCCGCCTACGGTGGATATCAGCAGCAGTTCCGCGTGATGCCCAACAACGTCGGCGCGTACAAGCTCACCACCCTCCCCGGCAGGTCGGGTCCCGCCAAGGACTTTGTGGGTCGTGGATCGGAGCGTCTCACCGTCACCCAAAACCGCCCCGAAAAGACCTATCAGCTCTTGGGGACAGGGGGTCGGCGTCCTTTGGAGAAGGGTCGCGCGCAGGGACAGGGTGGCATGCTCACCGGTCAGCGTGAACGCGAGATGTACGTGAAGACCCAGCGCCCCACGATCCGCTCAGAGACCACGACCCGGATGGACGGTCTCGAGTTCGGTGCCGCCAAGAAGTTTGTTTCCGCGCCAACCAACCAGGACACTCCGACTCGCAACAAGGCGAACTTCCAGTCGCGCATCAATGACGTGGCGGCTCCGGGCATTCACTCATTCGAGGGAGCCTACCAGAACACCCAGAAGACCATCCTGCTGCGTCCCGCCGACCGCGGCAACAAGGGCTACACGCCCCCTGGTGGTCGCATGAACGTCCGTGGTTCCGCCACCCAGGCTCAGGGTGCCACCACACACACTCGCGATAGCGCTTCGACCGTTATCGAGGGCGGTGCCGGGAATCAGGGCATTGCTCAGAACTACGAAATCACTTGGAAGCAGAATAACAATGCCTACAAGGGAAATGCAGATTATCGGACCAGTCAGCTGGGCTTGGCGGTCAAGCAGTTGGACAGGAATCCGTTCGCTCTTTCGCTGGCTCAGCACTAAACGTCATAGATCCTACATTCTAGAGCATGGGGTTCTTCCTTACAGAACATCTCCATGGCATCCAGTTTGTTCTCTTGTTCACGAACCCGTTGATCGTGAAGACGAGAATATAGCTCTTCATGTTCCATCCAGTCGTGGACGTACTTTTGTGGATTTTCAATCATCCGTTTGGTGGGTCTTTTCAGTTCGGTGCGCTTCTTGAACATGTACGGCGGCACGTTCCTGAACAAGCAACTGTAGTAGAGCATATTTAAAAATAAAAGTCATTATATTTTTAAGTATGAGACACGAGACGATCGCCATGGAAGTTTCGCCCTTGGAGTTCGAGGGCATCAGGACCATAGACTTCGACGCCCAGGTGGATGATAATGACAAAGTGGTGATCGTCACGATGTCCAGATACTTCATTGGGGACCTCCACGACGAATGTATCAAGAAGGCTAAGAAGATGTTCGAAGGATACAGGGTTAAAACTAACGTGGGAATGTAATTCAAGATGATTGAGACAACTACGATTGAGGTACCAGTGAACCCCTTCCACTTTGATGGGATGCGAAGCCTTGGAATACCCATCAAGGTGGATCACAAGGAACAGATGATCTACGTGGATTTCATGTCAAACCAGGGAACTCAAATTATGGAAAATTTCCTTGACGAAGTCAGGCATAAGTTTTCAGGATACGAGATCAGGGTAGCCAGGCTTGACCAGTGAGCACCGCTTTGGCATACTTGGTGGCGATCATCGAGTGAATCATTGGCCAGTCCATGACGTTACTGGCGGTGATCGATAGACCAAATGGATTGGAGTTTACGAACTTGACAAACTCCTTGCCGTTCTTTTGAGAATCAGGTGCAGTGTAATACTCCATCTTCTCAAATGAATCCTTAAGCCAGATGACATGTGTCTCATTATTGGGATCGAACCTATCCATCGTATTTATGCGAATAGGTTTTTATGTCTTTAATTAATAGTAATGAGTTCCATCGATAACTCAGGAGGTCTAGGAGGGGGTTTCAGCTTGGCTGTCTCTGGTGTCAGAGGTTCAGTACAGCTCAACGATGGAAATGAAAATCTTGGTTCCTATCCGACCATCAAAACCACAGCAGGAACACTTTCCGCAAGCTTGTTCATTGGTGATGGCGGTCTTCTGAGTAATACCGCTGGTGTCTCCAATCTCCAACAGGTGACCACACAGGGTGCCACGACGACGGACGCAATCACCACGGGAGGTCTCACAACCACAGGAACCATCTCGGCAACCAGTCTTCTCGTGGATACGCTGACCGAAAGTTTGACCGTGGTGGGTGACGTGAATGTCGGCGGGAATGGCACGGTCACGGGAACACTCACAACCGGAACCTTGTTTCAGACGCCAGTCTTGGAGGTCAGTGAAGATGCTTCTATCACAGGAAATCTCACGGTCTCGGGAGGAGTCGTGAGTATCACCACAACCAACACAGGGACCAACCGACTCATCATCACCAATGCTGGCACGGGTCCAGCCATTGTGGCAAACCAGACCGGCAACCAACCTCTGGTGGATTTTCAGGACGACAGCACCAGCGTGCTATTCATCTCGGGAGGAGAAGGAGGTCGCCCAGCTGCATACGTGGGCATAGGAACCACTGAACCCGCAAAGAAATTGGAGGTCATCGGGGACATCAAGGGGACCAACTTGACCGCGACCGGAACCCTCTCGT